GTAGAAGTCCCGCAGCATGGTCAATCCGCTGGGCTGCGGTATGTCGCCCACAATTACGGTGTCAAGGTCGGCGTACAGGAAATCGACGCCTAGCTCGAAAAGCGCCATCTTGCACCACCAGCCAGGCCAGCGCGGGTCAGCGATGGCTTTAAACTTCAGCCGCTGGACGTATTCCCATGAGTAGTCCTTACTCGGATACCACGCCGTCAGCTTCAGCACGCAGGAATTCCTCAACCGTCATTCGCGGAAAGCACTCGATAGCAGTCTCCCGCGACAGGTTGACCACCTCAATGCCCTTTTGCTTGAGCGTCAGGGATGTGCGCTTCATCTGCCGCGCCCAGTGGTGGCAGTGCTGCGGGTTGCCGAGCCTCACCTTGTTTTTTCTCGGGTGGTCGCCGTGAAAATGCGTTTTCCCGCCCGTGTGCTTGTGGTCGTAACCGATCAACGCCACGCGCTCATATCCGCGCTCGACGGCCAACTGTAGAGCCTGGTGCCCGCTGTTGCCGCCCGTCGTAGGCCAGCCAGCGCCGCGCCACGTTTCGTCCACCAGCTCGTGCCGTGAGCGGCTGACGCGATGGCCCTTAAACCACGCGCCCTTCTTTCCGTAGTAATTCCAGAATTGGAGATCGGCGGCGTACCATTCATCCGCCCACGGCGCGAAAAACACCGCGCAGTTAACGACTATGGTGTACCCAAACCCGCGCAGAGCATCACAGTCAGCGCGCGTCAAACTGGGGCCGGATGCTATGCATACTGCCCAAGTCATGACGGGGGCCAACGCCTGATCGCATCACGGACAGCCTCGCGGACGTGCTTGTCCCAATTTTCAGCCGCCCCGCGCATGAAGCCGTAGCGGTACTCCATAGCGCGCGCATAAACGGCGCTCCAGCCCACGTACAGGGCGTCACCGCCGTTTGAGTCCCAGCGCAACAGGGCGGACGTTACCGACTGGCTCAGGGCGTCGCCGCTGTAGTCTTTGTCCTTGTCGCCGCTGCGCGGACCTGACGGCATCCGCTCGATAGCGGCGCGGATAGATGCGCGCAGGAATCCGGTGACAACCGGCATACGACCCCGTGCCTTGTTGGATGAAAAGCGAGCAAAGTCCGCTGTTGCGCCACCAGACTTGCCGGGGAACGGCGCCTGCGCCTCGTGAATGACGGCTTGCGTTGCTTGTTTCGTGGCGTATTCCGTGCGCTTCTCAAACTTGTCGACGAAACGCCCCACTTCGCGCTTAAAGTCACCCACGGGCGTCGATAACCTCGCCAAAGTCTATTTCGTGGCGAACCACGCAGCGACAGTTGATAATTTCGCCAGCAGGCGCGCCCAGCGACCCGTCGCCAGGGTGCCTCATTGGGAAGCCGCCGACCGTAAACGTGCCGTCCGGACCGATGCTCTGCCCGTCTGCTGCGGCATGGGTGTCGCGCGTCTTGCTGTCGCCCGATGCGTCCCAAACCTTTTGCACGGCTTCCGGCGGGGCAAGCCCTTCGTCAATAACCTGGCGCAAAGACTCGTCAGCCGCCTCGTTCATGGCTTGCAGCGCCTCGGTGCGAGCGATGGTGTTGCCACGTAGTTTTAACAGGCGGTCTTCGTAACGACCCACGATGCGGTTAACGTCCCCATCAGACAGCGGCTCGCCGCTCTCGATAGCGCGCCGCACCATTGAGTCAAAGCGCCTGTCCCTGCGCTCCCGCGTAAAGTAGCGCGGGTCGAGATTCTGCAAGTCTTCGCGGGCGTTGATGACTGCTTGCGTCTGCGGTGCATTCAGCCCAACGATGCCGCCCGTACGTCTTTGCGTACGCGGGTCAATGCGCCCCACAATGTCCAGCGCCACGCTGCGCGGGTTGCGCCCCGCCCTCATGCCCGCATTCAACACCGTGCGGATGCCTTCGCGCTGCTCCTCGGTGATCCACGTTACAAGCTGGGAAGAATGTTCCGAAAGCCACGCTTCGGCGCGCGGGTTCGTCCAGTCAAATTCCATGCCCAGCCGTTGCGGAACATCGGCGTTCATGTTGAACGTGCCGCCCTCTACATAAGCGCGGCGAACTTGCTCAAGTACAAGCCCCCACATACCAGTGCGGAAGCCAGCGGCGCGCGCCAGCCCGTCAAGGTCGCCCGCCCTAATAGCGGCTTCCATTTGTGCAATCCGTGCCCGCGACTTAATACGGGCAATGGCTTCAGCAAAAGCACGCGCAATAGGCGGCTCTAGCCTGTCCAGCAACTCCTGTAGCTGCTTTGCTGTTGCCGCCATTAGTCATATCTCAAAAACTGCTCAGCCACGAACTCAAGCGCGGCAGTGTGATCGAAACCGGCGGCGATATATGCGTCATAGCAGGTCTTCATAGCCTCGGCCACATCAGGGGCAAGCCGCCGCACCGTTGCCAGGTCTGCAAGCATCTCGTCGCGCTCAGGGTTAGGTATCTCCCGAATTTCACTCACGGGATGTCTGGCTTCATGCTGCCGACAATGAACGTGGCGCGGTACATGGTCACGCGCTCGGAGCCATGCCCTTGGTAATAGTAGTGCCCCACGCCTTCAACCTGGTGCCCAATCTTTTTGCCGTCCTCGGTGAACAGCACCCCCTCGCCGTCCACGTTTCGGACGACAAGCGGGACAGTTTCAACGCCTTCAATCTCGATTGTTTTCATGTCATTTCCTGCAATGCGCTTTCCACAAAACCAACACCGGACCAGGGCGCACGGGCATGATGCCCACCACGCGATATACAACACCCTCGACCGTCAGCGTTTGCGCCAGATCAAGAGCCGGATCACCCTCTGGGCTGACGAGAAACATCACGTCATTTTCTTGAATGATGGTGCCGTCCCTGTCCTCCGCTGTGGGGTTAACCTCGACAACCGTCACGGCGGTATCGGTGCTGCCCGTTGCTGGCTCCCACGGGTCTGTGGGCGCCCCTGTCGGGGTTGTTATCGTCCCAGCCTTACCGAAGCGCGTCATCAGCGGGACAACGGTGTTATCCCGCAGGCTGGCGTAGTCGTAACTCATTCGTAATCCGCAGCAATAGCCTCGGCGTCGTCTTTGCGAAGCCTCTTGTCGGTGCAGGGCATACCGTTCACGAAGACGCTATACCAGCCCGCGCCGTGGTGAAACACCTCTGTGCCTTCACCCGTAACGCCCTCTGGCAGGTCGGGGCCGCCGCCAGGCTTTGGCTCGGGCTTGGGCTCCGGCTCACCCTCCTCGACGGTGATGTATCCCTTGTGGAGCCAGTTTTTCGTATTGCCGTGGCGCTTGAGGTCGATCAACTCACGCTCGGTAATGCTGATCTCACCGCGCGCGGGCAGCGTGTACATTTCCACGGGGCCATGCAGAATGCGCTCCCGTCCGGTGTTGTTTTTAAGTTTCATGTCATTAAGCCCTTTTCAGGAAAGTGGTGCCGCCTGCCAGGGTCAGGCATTGGATCAAATCCATTGCGGCAGTTACTACGGGCCGCGATGACTGAACCGTCGGCGCGACGCCCCGATACTCAACCTCGATGACGTCCACCTTCTCGCGCTTGGCAAGCGTGGAGATCGTCACCGTCGGGTCAAGCCCGCCGGGGTTTGCTAATTCGTAAAAAGCGAGCAAGGCATTCGCCCTCGCCACTTCTATCGGCACTTCATTTGACGGGATCGTGCTGCCGTCACAGTCGGTAGCGCCATACCTCGGCCAGTCCATAGACTGCGCCCGCTCATGCGTGCGCCGCCCCTTCCACCGCATTCCGTCCAGATAACGGGCAGCGCGGCGAATGGCTGAATTTTTGAGCGTGTCGGATGATGTGCTGTCCCACGCTGCGCCCTGATAGTCGAGATAGTACGCCTCAGCATCCGCAAGCGATATGTAAGCGTCGGAGTCTGTCAGCCCCGTGCCATCTTCAACCGTCAAAGCCATTTCAAACCCTCAAAATGGTGGCGCCCCCGAAGGGGCGCGCACCGTTTCGCTTACTGCGAGTCGACCAGGACGCCAGCGGTGTCCTTGTCAAACGTAGCGATCTGGTCCCAGTTGGTGCCAGTCGCCAGCTCAGCGTCGGTCGGAGAAGCGCCACCGTTCGCCTCGTCCCAAGAGTAGCCCTTGAGTCCGAGGTTGAAGGTGTACTCAGCCTGCCAAGTCCGCAGGATGTTCTCGTCCCCGTTGCTGGTTTCGATGTTGGTGAACAGGTCGCCGTTGTCCTCAACCATTGCGCCCATCTCCGTCAGACCAATCGTGTGATAGGTGTCGGGGGAGCCAGAGGTGATGAGGTCGGGGCTGTCGGTCATGATGAACCGGCGCCCGAAGCCGTCCTGCATGATGTTCACGTTGCCAAACTCAAACAGATCGTTAGAGTTGGTAATCGTGGTGCCATACAGATCGTGCATCGGCTTGCTGTGGATGATCCACGCGCGCAGACGAGAAGCCCGGTCACCGAACAGCGCGGCGCCGCTCACGAGGTCGGACAGCTCCAGCGTGCCGCCAGTGGCGTCGTAGTCCAGAGAACCCTGGTTGCCAATAGCCGCCACAAGAGCCGCAATTGCGCTGTTCAGGTAGTCCTGAAAC